CATCTACCGTAACGCATAGTAATGTGGTTTCAATCGCTACTTTAGGTTATATCACCATAGCCAATTTAGCGAGTATCAAGTATAACTTTGATAATGCGAATGTTGAGGAAGAGGACAGGATTATAGTTATTACTCCTTTAGCGTTGTCAAACTTGATACAGACTAATCAGATGTCCTCGGCTGATTATAACACGATGAAGGCTCTGGTAAGAGGCGAGATTGATACATTTATGGGTATGAAGTTTATTACTTCTACTCGTATCTCCCAGATTACCGGCGGTAATGTAGCGGCTGGTTCATATTCCTGTATCGCTTTCCAGAAATACGGGATTGTGTTCGCTATGGCTTCGGCTCCGATAGTAAGGACTGACGAGAGAAGCGACTTAAGCTATTCTTGGCAGATTTACTATGAGTTAAATATCGGTGGAGTTCGTCTGGAAGAAGCAAGAGTAATTTCAGGTCAAACCTGATAACGGGTATATCCCCGTGGGGTGCGATTACGATAAACGCACATTTAATTCCGGCATATCCGGAGAAAGGATTTAAAGATGGCAAGTTTATATGCTGACAATGTAACAAAGGTTAGGGCTGGCGGAAGCGGGGATAATATCGTTCCTGACGGGTTTATCAAGACAGTTGAGAAGGTATGGATTGACACCTATACGGTGACGGCGGCTTTACCTTCCACTTCTTCTCTCTGTATCGGAAAAGTCCCGAAGGGCAAGAAGCTGACGGATGTAATAGTCTATCTGCCGGTATTAAGTGCAGTAGGGACTACGGGAACAGTTAGCCTTGATACGGCGGCAACCACTTCTACATCTCCTTGGGGTGGTTATTTGGTAATAGGGGGAGCAATCTCAACTATTACCTCTCTTGCAAGTATCAGCACAGTAAGGTTAAATCAGACCAAGGTATTTGAGGAAATGCCTACTGATGTTGAGTTGTTTATCACCATTGAGACTGTTGCGCTTGCAGGTGGAACTACTGTTACAGGCGGCACTATCAAAACAATCATTAAATATACCTGATGATTGGATAATTATCGGCAGGGGGGCTAAATGCTCTCCTGCCTTTAATTAAGAAAGGACTTACTCCTATGTCAGTAACAAAGACCTCTCTTATAAATAAAGCTCTGACTATCGCAGGGGCTACGCCGATAACCAATATCACCGACGATACTAATAACGCCCGTATCGTTAACCGTGTTTATGAAATTGCTCTAAAGAGTATATTGGGTGAGTGCAAGTGGAATTTCTGCACATTGAGGGCTTTGCTTGTTTCTTCGGCGACAACGATGAACTGGAATTATACTAACGAAACCTGCGTTTATGTCCGTCCTTCAACCTGTGTCCGTATATTCGGCACTAATGACGATAATGCAGAATGGCGAGAAGAAGGAGATTATATTATTTCTGATACAACCGGATTAGGCATAATCTATACTTATTATCTTGATGACCCTTCAAAATATCCTTCCTCATTCGTTGAGGCTTTTATAGACAAACTCTGCTCTGATATTGGTTATATGATTATTAACGATGTCAGGATAGCCCAGGCGTTTTTAGAGAAATATGAGAAAGTATCCTTGCCAAAAGCTATGGCAGAGAACGCACAGATAGGCAAAGCACAATACTTAAAAGACGACGCTTGGGAATTAGCCAAGTATAACAATTCAAACCCGATAGCATAATGGCTAAAGTTGATGTCATAAAGACTTCGTTTGCAGGTGGGGAATGGGGAAGTTCTTTATTTGGAAGGACTGATATTGCCCAATATGCCAACGCTTGCGAGATAGTAGAAAACTTTTTAGTCCGTCCTTATGGCTCTGCAATAAGCCGCCCTGGCTCTCGTTATGTAGCAGAAGTAAAAGACAGCACAAAAGAAACCCGCCTGATTAAATTCATCTTCAATCAAACCGACGCCTATATAATTGAAATGGGCGAGTATTATTTCAGGTTTTATACTAACGGTGCGGTTGTCGTTACAAGCGGGACAACACCTTATGAAATATCACATATCTACTCGGAAGATGAAATTTGGGATGTCCAATTTACGCAGTTAAATGATGTGATATGGTTGACACATCCCGACCACCCTCCGCAAAGGTTAATCAGGGTTGCCGCCGCTAATTGGACTTGCACGGAGTTTGCTTTTATTGGCGGCCCATTTCTTGATGATAATACGACTGCTACAACCTTAAACGCTTCTGCTACTACAGGAACAATCAATTTAACATTCTCTCCCACTGGCTCTGGTATTTTTGTAGTATCTTCCGCTTCTACTAAAGGTCATTTAGGGGCATATTTTAAGATAGGTTATACTGTAACTAATTCTACGACAGGAATTGAAGAGCAGGGATATGTCAAGATTACAAATGTAGTCAATACCTATACCGCTACCGCTTCGGTAATTAAGACTTTATCTACATCTGGGGCAACGACTATATGGGCAGAGGGTGCGTGGAGCGCAGTCCGTAAATACCCTGCTTGCGTTAATTTCCACGAAAGAAGATTATGGTTTGCCCGGACTGATTACGAGCCGAATAAAGTTTGGGGGTCAAAGTCTTTTGTCTATGACGATTTCGCTTTAGACGCAGAGAATGACGATGACGGATTAAACTTGGAACTTGCCTCAAATGAAAGCAACGAGATTATGTGGCTTGCCTCCGGTAAATCCTTGATTGCTGGAACTTATGGCGGTGCGTTTATCATTAATTCAGGAACTTCCGAGCCGATTACTCCGACTAATGCTAATGCTTCTGAAGAAGTATCTTACGGAACAGAACCGATACCGCCAAAGAAAATAGGCAACTTTTTATATTATGTCCAGAGGTTCAGCAAGAAATTAAGGGAATTATTCTACTCTTGGGATTTGGATACTTACAAGTCAATGGATAAGACAATACTCTCACCGCATATATTCGGCGACGGAGTATGGGAAATGGATTATCAGGAAAATCCCGATACTGTCCTGTGGTGCTTATTAACTAACGGGGAGATTGCAACATTGACCAGAGAAGTTGACCAAGAAGTGCAAGGTTGGTCAAGGCAAACTACAAACGGAACTTATTGTTCGTTAGCAATTATCCCTTCACAGGTGAGCGACTATGACGAAGTGTGGACTATTGTGCAAAGAAGAATTACACCGACAAGCGGAACATCCACAGTCAAAAGATATATAGAAGTTTTTGAGGCAATAGAACCACCTGAAAGACAGGACTTGTGCTTATACTTGGATAGTGCATTAACTTATAATGCCTTTACAGCGAACACTACCGCAACCATATCTTTATCCGCAACAAGCGGAACGATTACGGTTACTTCAAGTGCCGCTTATTTTTCAGCCAATGATGTCGGGCAAAGGTTAAGGGCGATAAATGCCGACGGGGATATTGTAGGGGAAGTTTATATCACATCTTACGGCTCAACTACTTTAGTCAAAGGCACAAGTAGGTATAATTTTGACGCTTTGACTTATGCCCCAAGTTATTGGGGAGTGTCGGTTGATACCATATCAGGATTAACCCATCTTGAGACCTGCGGTGTGGTAGTGCTTGCCGACGGGGGAACGGATAAGCCGGATAAGACAGTTACTAACGGAACGATTACTTTAGCTTATGATTACTTCGTGGTTAATGTCGGATTATCTTACGACCAGATTATTTATACTCTACCTTTTGAGGCAGGTTCGCAGAGAGGAACATCACAGGGTAAGATACAGAGGATTAACGAATTAGCATTTAAGGTCAATCGAAGTCATAAAGGTTTTTATGTCGGAGGCACAGAAACCGAACTTGATGTGGTAAGTTATATTGAAGATACAACAGAGGAAATAATCTATACCGGCACAATACCTAACGCTGATTTTGTATTAAAGCGGGTATCATTCAGAGACCCTGCAACGCCAATGGGAACGCCGGAAGTATTATTTACCGGAATAATCCCTAATATATCTTTCAGGGATAATTACCAGTATGGTTCACAGATTTACATAAAGAACTCTGACCCTCTACCAATGGAAATATTAAGTATAATTGCGACAGTTACGACGAATGATAAATAGGGGTTGCTCTTTCTCATAGGTCTATCGGTTATTGGTTAATAATCATTAACGCTTTGCTTGGGCTAATTTTGGCAAGTTTCTTTTCGCCATAGCTTTTGACGCTTGAATATTCATATTGCCAGCGATATTCGGCTGGGCTGGGTAGTAGCTTATTGACTACCGCCCATAGAATACCCTTGAATTTGCGTCCGTGGCTTTGTTTAAGGCGACCAAATCGTTCAAAGGTGATATGGTGAGCCATTTCGTGTAACAGGGTATCCCTTTCAGATTTCTTACCCATAACTATTACACGGTCTCTACGCCTATATTTACCTCGTGCATCATAGCGAGTATTAATTTTTATCACGGGGCGATGAACATTAAACAGGGTAGAGATTTCATTAGCTTTGGTTTGCCACTTTTCTTTTAATGCGTCCACTTCTTTGAGTGGCTTGTAGTATCGGTCATAGAGTTGACTGATAGAGTTGTCCATTAGTTCTCCTATTCTCCGACGACCTATGAGAAAGAGCAATTGTTCTTATACTATATTATACCACGCTGTCAAGTCGGGAAATTGGTTTTACAATGTTATGTTAACTAAAAATATGTTTCTTTGTTCTTAAAAAGTAGGCTAAAATTGAAAAGTAAAATAGTTTGTGGAATTTTTAATAAAAATGAAAAATTTAATCTTAACTTTTGAATTAAATATTTTTCCAAGGCATTTTTATCGCCGAGGTTTTGATAAATATTATAGGAAGTTGTATGTATAACTTGTGGATAACTAAAAATTTAAGGAGAATATAGAATGGGTTTTGCAACTGCGGCTTTAGTAGGTCTTGGTGCATTACAAGCAGGTTCATCTATTGCTTCCGGCTATGCACAGAATAAAGAGGCAAAGTATAACGCTTCTTTAATGGAACAAGAGGCGGCGAACATAGAAAACCAAAAGGGATTGACTAATTATCAATCCAACAGACAGATAGGGCAGGTTATGGGGGCAAGCAGGGCAAGGACTGCCGGCGCAGGTCTTGAAATGTCCGGCTCTCCTATGGCTGTTATGCTTGATACTTATACTCAAATGGAAATGGATAAGAGGATAAATTTGAATAATCTTGAAACGCAGAAACAACAGGCGTATTCCCAGGCAAACGCATACAGAAGGCAAGGTAAGACTGCGTTATATAAAGGTTATACTAACGCTTTTACTTCTGCTTTATCTACTGGAGTTAATTACGGGCTAATGTCAGGAAGTTTTGATACTAATTACGCTAACATACAAGGTATGGGGCGAGTTAATGTTGCCCCAGCAAACTATTATTTGAGAGCAGGTAAATTATAATGCCTACTTTTCCACGCTATAACTCACAAGCAACATTAAATACCCAGCCTAATGCAGTTGTCCGACAGGGTGCAGGAGATACTGCGGATATTATCGGGCAGGCCGCAGGGCAGGTTTCAGATATTACAATGAAGTGGTCGCAAGCGGTTGATAGTATGCAGGAAACCGCTATTAAATCAAATATCGCAACTGGTCTTGCACAGATAAAATCTGATAGCGAAAGCGACCCAGAGATAAACAACGAGAAACTAAGGATTGAGCAGATTAAGAAATTAAAAACTTCTGCTATGGGAAAAGGATTACAAAACAAAACTCTTGAACAGCAATTAGGTATGCAGTTAGACAGCCAGTTAGGGATTGCTGAATTAGAGATAAACAATATCTATGCGAAGAAGAAGATATTAGCTGATAGCTTGAATACTTCTAATTTGCTTGAAAATTACGCAGGTATAAGGTCGCAGGCATTACAGTCAGGTAATCAGACAATAGTTGAGGAAACTGACAAAAACGCTTTTGAGTTGATACAGAAAAAAGTCGCTACTCAACTGATGACCGAAGCACAAGGAAAAAAGGCGTGGGAAAATTATCGCCTCGGTTCTGTTGATTATGATATACAATCTGACCCCTCTTCTACTCAAAAAGGTTCACCAGTATTAAGTGAGTTATTAAAAGGAAAAGATGGTAGGTATTCATTCCTTACTAACGACGAGTTGGCAGATAAAATTAAAGCGTCAAAGATAAATATATGGCGTAATAAGGTAGCGCAGGATAAGGCAATACAAGAAGATAAGACAACTGTTGCCTTAGACTTATCCCAGAAACTTGCTAATGGAACATTAAGCCCTGTTGAGGTTCAGAAGATTGGAAAAGCTGACCCGAAAACTGCGGCAATATTTGATAACGCCATTGATGTAAAACAAAGAGAAATTGACGACCCTGAAAACAAGACTGCAGAATATATGTTGAAACTCTTTGATAGCGGAGATAAAACCGCCTTAGAGGTTCTTACTCAAGCTACAGAATATAGAGGCACTAAAAACTTTGATGATAATGTTTATGGCTGGATAGTGCAGGAAATAGCCAAGAAAGCTGATAGGGAGAAGAAAGGATTATCGGGTTGGGATAAAACTACCGAGGCGTTTAGGAATGGGGCAAAATCAATAAATAGTTTTGCTATACTATTAGGTGGGGCTGGGGTTATTGCAAATGTAATGATAAATAAATTCACGGAAAGAGTTAAAACTGGCATAGACCCAAAAGTTGCTGAAACCGAAGTTATCAATGAACAGGTAGAAGAACAATTATCTGAGTTTAACGCTAATGGCGGTTATTTGGAAGAAGATATTGTATATACTATGAAAAAACACAATCTTACAAGGGAAGAAGTAATAAAGAAATTGGGGACTAAATAATGCCTATTGATTTGCTTACACAACCTAAAGACCTATTACCTGCACAAAGGCAACCGATAGATTTGTTTGATAAGACTGCTCCTAAAAGGGATTTTTTTGACAGCCTTATCAATGCAGGTTTGGATGTTGCTAAAGATGTGCCGACACAAATACAGGATTTAATGAATATCCCTGCGACATTATTAGGAACTCCAAGACCTGCTATGCGTTCAAAGTTGGCAACTGAAACGATACCTTATTTACTGGAAAAATCCACTACTCCAATAGGAGCAGTTGCTGTTCCACCTTTGAGTGGGAAAAATATCAAAAGTTTATTTACAGGAAAGGGTATTACTGAAACCGCACAAATAGAACCAAGTGTTTTAGATATTGGCTGGTATAGTTTAATGGGAGCTTCTATTGGAAGAAATCAATTAGTTCTTGCTCGGTGGAATAATCAACTTAATACTTTGCTTAAACAAGGAGAAATAAAACAGGCTATTATGGATAATATGCCGGCATTTGAAGGCTTAATGTCGCAGGTTGGTATTAAAACGGAAGGGATGGATTTAACCGCTAAAACAGATTTTATACTTTCCCAAGCCAAGTCAAGTCCGAAGTTAGGCTCTGCAATTATGGATTTGGTAAGTGGGAAGATTGTGCCTAAAAGTCCAGTCACAGGGCAACCAATAGAAACTCCTATGACACAATCCCCAGAAACCACTATTTTAGCCCCAAAACAGCCCATTACAGCCCCGATTACCCCTCAAGTTGAGCCTAACCCCTTACCCCTTGCAATTCGTCTTAAATCAGGGGAAGTTATCTCTGACGCAACGGCTAAACTTCATTCTGATATTGTAGAGACAAAAGGCATAAATCCTGATGATGTGGTAGATGTGGGGTATATGGAAAAACCCACAGAGGGGAAGGTGGAGGGGTTAAAAGCAGAAGCCTTAAAATATAAAAATGCAGAAGAATTTGTGAAGTCGCAAATACCTGTTTATCACGGAAGTAAAACACCATTAAAGAAGTTTTCTGATAAGAAAGGTGGAGTATTCTTCACTGATGAATATGCTGATGCAACTGGGTTTGCAGGAGACCCTGATAATGTATATGAGGGTTATCTTGATTTTAAGAAACCATTAGTGATTGATGCAAAGGGTGCAAAGTGGGATGAACTTGATACTAAATGGGGAAGTTCCACACAAGAAATTATAAGTAACGCACAAAAAGAAGGGTATGACGGGGTAACTTTTAAGAATATTGTAGATAATATAGGCGACACGGCTGATTGGGGAGGAGAAAGCACAATACATTATGCCTACAAACCAGAGAAATCATTTGTAAATGAAACTCAACTTATCAATATTTGGAATAAAACACAGAAAGCCAAACTCTCCCCCACAGGAGAAGGCAAATATATCCCAACCAAACTTCCTGATACCAAAGGTGGCGCACCTCTGGAAACTTTACCCGAAGTGCCGGAAGAATTGATGAATAAGGTTAAGGCTTCGGTTTCCGAAAAGATTGTAGGACAAAAAGAAGGAATACCGAGTTCGCCGCAACCGCCAAAAGAAAATATAGAAACTCCCGTAAGTTTGTCATCAGTAGAAAGTATGACACCAGAAAATAATCCTGTCAAGAAAATTATTGAAGCGATAAAAAATGCAAAGGACATAAGAGGACAACAGGAAACTTTATATACTCAAGCTAGGTCTGAAAAATTAGCTAAGATGTCGGTAGTAGGTCAAAAGGTAGGCGGTCAAAAAGGTTATTACGCAAGACTTGGAGCATTAAAGGGGGAATTACCGAAAGTAGAGTTTGAGTCCATAGCAAAAGAATTAAAACAAGAAGATATTGACTCGTTATTTAATATGATTAAAGATAGTCCACATTTATCTGAATGGGATAAATTACCTGCATTTGAGGGGCTTAATAATCTCTTAGGACAAACAGGTGGACGAGTTCCTACTGAAACACAAAT